GTGTTTTTAGTCGTTCCTCTGCCTCTTCATCATGACCCTGCTTAATGATAAACAAATCAGCCAATTAGCTGAAAATGACATCTTTCTGCCATTCATTGGTGAAAAACGACGCACACTTGACAATGGCACAAAAGCAATTTCTTATGGTTTATCACAAGCAGGCTATGACATTCGATTGTCTTCTGTTGAATTTTTAGTTTATGAGCCTGTGTTTACAACAGAAAATTTCTTCGATGGTCCAATAGTTGACCCCAAAAACTATAAAGCCAATGTTATTGTTGCAACTTTAGAGGAACAAGAAGATGGCTCATGTTATTTCATTCTTCCGGCCAATACTTATGCATTAGGTACAAGCCTTGAATTAATATCAATGCCCAATAATGTATTTGCTTTATGTGAAGGCAAATCTACTTATGGTCGTTGCGGTCTTATTGCTAATATTCTTCCCATTGAACCTGGGTGGATTGGACATTTAACCATGTGCCTAATAAATCCCACCTCAACTCCCATTCGCGTTTATGCAAATGAAGGCATTGCGCAACTTGTGCTTTTTGGTATTGATGAAACCAGCAAACCATACGAAGGCATTTACCAGAAACAATCGTCTAGGGTACAATTCGCTGCAGTTTAACCATTGAGCGCTCTTGAAGATCAATTCCTTAGTCTTTGGCAATCTCGGTTTCCTGATTTAATTCTTAAAAGAGAATTTTCTGATATTCCAGCATGGGAAGCTGATTATCAAAAGCGCTATTCCAAAAGTAAACGTTCAAAAAGGTACCGTCTTGACTTTGCTCACACCAACAGTTGCACTGGCATCGAAATCCAAGGTGGCGTTTACATTCGTGGCCGTCATGTCACTGGCAGCGGTTATGAGCGTGATTGTTGCAAATATAATCTCGCGTACACAAGCAACTGGACGATCTTCCTCTTGACTAGCCAAATGGCCAAGGAAGCCTCATGGCTTTCATTGATTGCCGCTCACATTGCATCTGCTCAATAGTATTACCAGCTTGAATCATTAGTTCTTCGGCAGCTTTTAAATCTCTATCACGACCATCTAAAGTTTGACGAAGTTCAATATTTTCTAGCATTACGCTTTGAAAAGCTGTTTGCATTGAACACCATCCTTGCAGCAAATTTAAAGCTACAGGCTTTAGTTGGTTGATGTCTGAACAATCATGAATGGCGCGTTTGTTTACCGTTAAAGCAAATTCACGTTCTGTAGAATGTTCAAATGGTCCCATAGTGGTAATATATTTCCGTCCATTGTAATTCATTTCTACTGGGATACCGTATGAAGCCATGGCAAAGCGCCTTTCTTTTGTTACTAGGCTACAGCTAAACGATGGGCGTAAGCAATTTGTACGTACCGTGGAGAATGGCGAAAAAGCCGAAATTATGCATCCGGTTTCCCGCCGTTATGCTCTCGCCAGGCTTCCTAAAGGCTACGAATGGACCATCGGAGAACGAGTGGTGCTAATTGCTTATACGGCTGCTGGTCCAGTTCCCACTGCAATATATGGACTATTCGCAGGGCTAACAACAGGAAGCAATGGAAGGAAAGCAGCAATTATCAAATGGGATGAAGATCAATGCTTGATTTCTGATATAGTTGCAATGCAACGCATCCGCCCTGTTTCTTGCATTCCAAAATGATTCCTAGTACTTCGCTTTCTAGTTTGTTGGATGACTTTGCCGTATGTGCCATGGCACAGCTCATTCATGTGCATGAACCGGACGAAAGTTCAGACGGAGACAATGCAACGGACAAGTGGTGCAAAGATATTGCTCGCACTTCCTACTACATGGCTGCAGTCATGATGGATGCTCGTCTTTCTTTTCATAATACGCTTTTTGAAGGCAGCAAGGAGGAAAAGGAAGTTGAAGCTTGATCCTCTTAATGATGGTAAAAGTTCTTTATGTTTAATTGATTCAATGGGAAATAGCTTGTCTGTGGTTAATGATGCCAGACAATCTTTTGATTCCGAAAGCATCACCTGGACAGAACGTGACGGTAAGCTTTTACGTTATCTTGCAAAACATCACCACACTTCCCCTTTTCGGGGGGTGGTATTTAAGTGGGCAGTGAAAGCACCATTATTTGTTGCAAGGCAATGGTGGAAGCATACAGTGGCATCTACTTATGTTGATGATCAACTCGGCTGGAATGAAAAAAGCTTTCGTTATTGCACAGCAGAAGAAGCTGAATTTTATGTGCCATGGGAATTTGCTAAGCAAAGCGACAGCAATCGCCAAGCTTCTGCAGGCCCGTTAGATAGCGAAAGCCAACAGTTGGCTCTTAGGCAGTACATCATCGCATTAGAGGCGTCTAAACAAGCCTATGAAGCCTTGCTGCTGATTGGTGTGAGCAAAGAGCAAGCTAGAGCAATCCTGCCTGCTGCGCTGTACACAAGCTTCACTTGGACGTGTAGTTTACATGCACTATTCCACTTCATTTCATTACGAAAAGGTCATGGTGCTCAAGGTGAAATCATGCTTTACGCTGAAGCTTTGCTAACGCTTGGTCGTCAAGTTGCTCTTGAAGCCTTTGATGCCTTTGCTGAAAACAATTATCAATTTTAATTATGTCCGATCCTATTAATCCTTTGCATTACAATTCTGGTCGCATTGAATGTATAGAATCAATTGAAGCTTCTATGACTCCACAAGGATTCAAAGGATTCCTTAAAGGTAATTGCATTAAATATTTACATCGTTATGAAAAAAAGAACGGTAAAGAAGATTTATTAAAGTGCCAATGGTATTTAGAGCAATTATTAACTTACCTTGATCGTGAAGATATTTTTAGGAGATCAATTGAAGAAGCTGCAAGTATTGTTTTGAATGCTCCTGTTGATCCTGACGCTTACATGGTGCAACGTCACGGCCCATCAGAACGCTTATCTTAATTAAACCATTTGCCATCTTCCCATAGGAAATGGAATGATTGGCATATCTTTTTCATGCAATGGTAAAGCTCGCTGTGTCGCTTCACACCAAGCTTCCCAGTCTGACAAATCAGTATGCGCACTAACAAAACTATTATTATAAATCCAACTCATTAATACTTCTTCGCGAGATTGCGACCAAAAACGTTGAGGACGCCACCATTCAAATAGTGGTGAATTGCCCTTACTTGCGTTGCAATTTAAACAGGAAGGCGTATTGTTCCATTTTGCAAAGTGTGGTCCTCCTTTGCTTTTTGGTATGATGTGATCAATAGTTAGCTTCTCAGTCCATTTCCCGCAGTAAGCGCAAGCACAATGTCCTAGTGGTCCTTTCGTTGGGAAATCTTCAAAAATGCTCTTTCGATATCGACGTTTTGCATCACCGGGACGTAATTCAGAAAGCGAATGGAGGAGTTCTTCAGGCCCATTGCTTATCCCCATGGTGATATTTGCTTGGCTTGTTTTAAGCTTAAAGCCTAATTTAATTGATGGTGGAAGTTGTAGAATGAATAAAAGGATTGATTTATTATCATGAAAGACTGGCAGGCAAAACTTGCAGATTTTGCGGTGGTGCTTACTGCCGGGATGCTTCTTGCCACTGGCAGCATGATGATGAGCGTAGGACATCAGCAAGTGAAAATTACCACTCAAGTGGAAAATATCACGGAAAAGCTTGATGTATTAACCGAAAGCATGAAAGGACTAGAGGAGCGTGTGCGTTCTTTGGAAATAAAGCGCTAAACTTTATCTAAACGCTTTTATTCTCATGGAACCAATTCAGTGGTTTATTATTGGTGGCATCCTTGTTGCTGCTGCAGATCAAATTCTTGACAATTCCCCATGGAAAAGCAACAATATTTTACAATTGATCATGGATACACTTAAAACTTTCTTTCGCGCTAGCAAATGACTACTGTTGTCAACACTTGGCAAGGTGTTAGCCTCTACTCTCAAAAGGTAGGGGCTAAATTTCCTGACTTAGTAGCAGCTCAATGGGCAGTAGAAAGTGGCTTTGGGAAGCACTTCTCTGGTGCAAATAATCCATTTGGCCTTAAAGGGCATGGAACAAAACGTACCACGCAAGAATGGTACGATGGTCAATGGGTAACAATTCAAGATGGCTTTATTGATTTCCCTAGCTTAGCTGTTGCCATTGATTATTTAGTTAAACATTGGTATAAGGATTGGCAATCATATAAAGGAATAAATAGAGCAGCTAATCGTTATGCTGCTGCTCGTATGCTAAAAGAACAAGGTTATGCTACTGATCCTGATTATCCGGCGAAGTTATCGAAATTAATGAAGGAATATGCCCCTGAAACTGCTACTTCCATTGAGCCTAAAATCATGACTGTTATTGGACCCAAAAGACGCCCTCAAGATTTTGGTTTTAAAGCTGGTGATCATCATTTAGTAGTGAATGATGCCAATGAAACCATAAAAGCTTTTTCTTTCAGTGGAACGTTTTTATGGACAATTCCTTGCTTAGCTCGTGGGCAATATTCAGACAAAGAATGGACGCTTACCAATTCTGACACTCCTCCAGGTTTATACCGCATTGGTGCTATTTATCGTGATTATGAGCAAAAAGGAGATAATCCTGCATATGATCGCACCTTGATGAGTTATGGCTGGTATAGCTTAGATATGGTGGAACTAGAGAATCAAGAAGCTGGTAATGGCAGGGCTGGAATCATGATTCATGGTGGTGGCAGTGCTTGCGGATGGCCTGGTGCATGGGCACCAAGTCAGCAATTGTTCTCTACGCATGGATGCGTACGTTGTAAGAATATTGATCTGCGTGATAAAATTGTACCATTAGCTAAAACGGGCGCAATATTTGTTAGTGTTTATCAAGAAGTATGAGCAAAGATATTCCATTTAATGCAGCATGTTATGAGCTTGCTTTGCTTGCTATTAGCAAATGGCCTAAGCTTGCTTTTAATCCATGGGTGAAAGCTTTATTGGCTTGGTGCAAGGATGATTGGGCTCAATGGAAAACAGAACAAACAATAAAGAAAGTAGATGAGCAAGTTGTAGTTTTAGTGAAGCAATGGGAAAAAGAAGAACGTGCTGTAATTGCAACGAAGCTTGCAGAGAAGGCTCAAGAGCTGTTCCCTGCTGCTGAAATCACGCCTATGCCTAATGCCATCGTTCCTTCTGTGATGATCGTTCACGAGGCTCCTGATAGTGCTAGCGATGGAGTAAAAGCTTTAGGTGGTGAATTGCGTATCACTTGGACTTTAGATGGTTTAAGCTGAAAAAAGATATGTTGCTTTTATGGAAATCATTGTTGGCTTAATAATGTTTTCCTTAGGAATGACTATGGCAAGTCGCATGTATCGTCATTGTGTTCATCAGTATCATCCTTCTTGCAAAGCTTCTGTTCAGCTTCAAGACCTTGATGGATAAGATTATGCAATTGCATGTAATATGTCAGCCCATCGCCATATCCAAGGCCAAAAATATCATACATAGCATAACGATATGAGCCTCGATCTTGTACATCTGCTTTATGTATAAGCTTTGTGATTTGCCTAAATGATTGGCTTTTGGCATCATCATTTAAGCTATCCCACCAGGCATCATCTTGAGCTTTTTCTAGCATTTCGTTTTGCAACCATGCTTTACGTAATTGTTTTAGTTCAGGAGAATTTATCCATTCAGCTACAGATTGACCATCATTTGACGCAGCGTCTCCCATTTCAAGGCTTCATTCTGATGATAATCATACCACCCTTTAATAGCTTCAAGCATTCCTTCACGAGCTTTAGCTGGCCCTTCATACATCAATTCTTGCAATGCCTCAGAAATTAATTCCACTTGAGCTCCCGTCGATTCCCATTGATTCTTCTTTTGCAGGAAGGTCGAAGAATATGCGGGCTTGCTCTTCAGAATCAAACCAGGACCAGCCATCAATCGGGTAGGTGTGCTGGTCATAAGTTTCGCGCCGTAGCTCGTAGTTGGCATTTATCACGAAATTGGGACCGTATAAAAGGTCTGCATCGAGCTTGTAAAATCCGCTGGTGTTCATGGGTGTCATCCGGTAACGGTCCATCCTTTGGCAGTGGCGATGGTGGGGTCATCGCCAGTGGTGCCGTAGTTGTTTGATACTGTAATAGTTTGCGATGCTGCTACAGGCAAGTTTGTATAAATTTCATTTAAGGCGGCGGCAGATAGCTTGCAATTTGCTACTGAGAAGGAAAATCTAAAATTTTTCGCTTGGATGCGAGCAAGGGAATTGCAGAATTCAAACATACGACTAAAGCCTGCGGCACTTGTAACGGCAGTTATCACTAGGGCCGGCACTGTAGCTAGCGAAGAGCAGAATCCGAACATACTGCCCGTGCCTGTAGCTGCCGCAGTATTGAACAAAGGTACTGTTGTTAGCGTAGTGCAGCTACTGAACATACCGCCTATGCTTGTAACTGCTGCAGTATTAAATAAAGGTACTGTTGTTAGCGAAGTGCAGGCATTGAACATGCTGCTCATGTTTGTAACTGCTGCAGTATTGAATAATGGTACTGTTATCAGAGCAGTGCAGGTATCGAACATATTGCTTATGTTTGTAACTGCTGCAGTATTAAATAGCGGTACTGTTGTTAGAGCAGAACAGTTGCTGAACATACTGCTCATGTTTATAACTGCTGCAGTATTAAATAGCGGTACTGTTGCTAGGGAACGGCAGCCACTGAACATATTGCTCATGTTTGTAACTGCTGCGGTATTGAATAATGGTACTGTTGTTAGAGCAGTGCAGGCATTGAACATACCGCTTATGTTTATAACTGCTGCAGTATTAAATAAAGGTACTGTTGTAAGAGAACGACAAGTTTGAAGCATGCTGCTCATGTCTGTAACTGCTGCAGTATTAAATAAAGGTACTGTTGCTAGGGCGGTACAGTTATTGAACATACCGCTTATGCTTGTAACTGCTGCTGTATTAAATAAAGGTACTGTTGTTAGCGAAGTGCAGCTAGTGAACATGAAGCTCATGTTTGTAACTGCTGCAGTATTAAATAGCGGTACTGCTTTTAGCGTAGTGCAGGTACTGAACATACTGCTCATGTTTATAACTGCTGCAGTATTGAACGGCGGTACTGTTGTAAGCGAAGTACAACTTTGGAACATGAAGCTCATGCTTTGAACTGCTGCAGTATTAAATAGCGGTACTGTTGTAAGCGAAGTGCAGCCACTGAACATAGTGGTCATATCTGTAACTGCTGCAGTATTTAATAATTGCACTTTTGTTAGAGAAATGCAGTTATTGAACATGCTGGTCATGTTTGTAACTGCTGCAGTGCTTGGTAATTGTACTGTTGTTAGCGAAGAGCAGCCACTGAACATGCTGGTCATGTTTGTAACTGCTGCAATATTGAATAATTGTACTGTTGTCAGAGCAGTGCAGGTATTGAACATGCTGGTCATGTTTGTAACTGCTGCAGGTGCATTTATACTGACGTTTTGCAGCTTTCGGCAATTTTGAAATAAGCTAGCAAACGTAGTAACGGCGCCTAGTTCTACAATGTTTGCGCTTTCTAGGTAGCCATAGCGGATTGTCGTAGCACTTGAAGATATTGTTAGCGTAGTAATGTTTGATCCAGCAATAGCAAGTTCCAGCCAACCAGTTGAGTATGATTGCAGTCCTGTTGTTGTGTTCTTAACAAATAAATCAATGGCAGTAAGGTTTTGTCCTGCTTGCGGTGTTATTGTTACTGTTGCAATTTTATACGGCAGCAATGATGCGGAGCCGTTGGTGGTTAATGCAAGAGCAGCGCCACCTTCCGTAGCAGCAACTTGGAAGTCATTTGCTGTGGCATTAATTACAAAATAAGACTGTGCTTCTATCAGTCCTGTTGTGGTGACAATTCTATAGAACTGTACTCTCATACCATTGCTATAGCCGTGTGCGGTGCGTCCCACCAAGTCGCCGGTATCCGTAAGCGTTACTGTCGCATCATATAAATCAACATCGGCAAAGTTATATTCATAATTTGTTTGCACTCCTGTAGCAGTATTAACGGATGTGCCATCACCAAAGCCTACCGTGTAAGCAGCAGCGCAGTTTACAGCAAAGAAGTTGCCGCCATTACCAACGCCATCGCCAGGCCACACCGCATGAAGGCCAACTAGTTTTTGTTCACCAATGGTTGGTGCCGTAAGTGCAGGCCATGCAGGATTCCGCACCCATGGCGCGGCCTGTCCAACGGCGGCACTAGCGCGTAACGTCCGCGCTAGTACGTTATTGCCTTGAACGTTACGGAAACTCATCAGGTAATCTCAGAACCAAATAAGCTAAAGCTGGTGTCAGCCGTGCCAGCGCGAACAGTCACTACATCAGTAGCTGCTAATGTAACGCCTAGCGTCAAGAATATTGTATCACCTGTATTTACATAGTTATCGTAAACTATATAATGTTGGTTGGCAATAGATGCCCCAGCAGGTCTTACCGCAATGCGAAAAGTGGTAGAAACACCGCGATTGCAAACACTAAGCGTTGATGCAACTGTACTGGTCGCAGCAGGTACCGTGTAAAGCGTGGTATCAGTCGTTGCGGCTGGTGCGGATTGCCCTAGTACCTTGTACGTTGTTGCCATTGGTTAAGCCCCCATAAGAAGGAAAGGTGATATGGATTCAACAGCGCCTCCGCCGCCGCCGCCAGCTCCTATCTCTACCATTGCACCAGCAGCATTCTTAATGTACAGTTTACCTGCCGTTTTGTCCCATGCAGGTTCACCAATTGAGAAAGAACCAGCGGATGGTGTAGTAGTACCTTGCCGTAATGTAATCGTATTAGCCATTAAAACGTGCCGCCATCAATAGTTGCATTAGGGCTTAAATAATCAGTGCCATCTACCGCAGCGGTAAATGCGCTGGTGCCATTACCTTTCAGGATACCAGTAAGAGTGGTTGCGCCAGTACCGCCATCGCCCACTGCCAAGGTGCCAGTAATACTAGATGCACCCAGATCAATAGCAAGCTCAGTGCTTTCAATGACTAAGCCACCGTTGGCTTTTAAGTCAACACTAAATTCAGTGCCAACTAAGTCAAGGCCATTGCCAGCGGTGAAAGAGGCGCCAGTGGAAGCAATAGTAATACTGCCATTGCCATTGGTAATGCTGACGCCGCTGCCTGCTGTGAGCGTTGCTTTGCTGAGACCGTTTGTGGCCGTATTGCCAATTAGCAATTGACCGTCGATGTAAGTAGTTTGTCCAGTACCGCCATAAAGAACACCAATTGCTGTTCCTTGCCAGGTGCCAGTAGCAATTGTGCCAACACTTGTAAGGCTTGATGCTGTAATGCCAGAACCAAGTGTGGTGCTACTTAATACATTAACAGCATTAATATAAAATGATTTGCCCGTCAGCAAGTTTAAATGTTCGCTACTGGTCCATGCATCTGTTGCGTCAGCCCAGCTAAATGTTTTATCGGTACTGCCTTTTAACGTAATACCGCCGCCATCCGCCGTAATATCAGTAGGTGTAGCAACACTGCCTAATTCAATATTTTTATCATCAACCGTAACAGTAGTGCTATTTATTGTAGTAGTAGTACCACTAACAGTTAAGTCACCGCCAACAGTAACATTTCCGGTAGTTGAAAATGTAGCAATTGTGGCACCGGTAAAATCTAATGTGCCGGTAAATGTTTTATTGCCGCTTATGGTTTGAGCGCCCGTTAGCCCAACAAAAGCGCCATCACCGCCAATAGCTAGAATGGCAGTAGCAGAACCGCCAGCACCGCCAGTACCTTCGCCGTAATACAGCGTATTATCAACTTCGTTGAATGCAAGTTCTGCATTAGCTAGCGTAGTAGGTGCGCCAGCAGCGCCGGTAGCCCTACGTTTAATCCGAACAGTGTTAGCCATGGCTAGAAATTGCCTCCATCAGTAAGAGTAGTAGTGGTCCATGTAGCATTTGCCTTAAATGTATCGGCGCTAGCGTCGTAATACACAACACTTAGATCCACTTTAGCTGATTCATCTACGATAATGCTACCTGCGCCAGCAGGCCCTTGTGGTCCTTGTGGTCCTTGGGCAATGATTGTCGCAATTGCAGTGGTTGATGTTTCAACAATAATAGTGTTGTCATCTTCCTCTATTGCAATTTGATTAACTTGAGGTGCTGCAATAATAATTTCAGCCATACTTTTTACCTCCCCGTGAGACCAAGATCAATAAATGCAGTGCCTTGTAAAAGGTAATACTTATCACCACTTGGTTCCGTAATCAACACATCATATTGGCCTTGTTCGGTGATGCCGCTTGTTGTTGTGCTTGCTAAGCGAAGTTTGAATGATCCACTTGCTTGCACCGCCCAAGAAAAAGCAAAATTACTGATTTTAGAAGTGCCCAGTCTATTCCATAACTGAGCGGCCACTGTGTACCCACTCATATTCACTGGAGTACCAGTAGAATCCTTATATTGCAAAGGCAGCTCAAATGTAGCGCCTTGATGAATGTTTATGTCGTAATGAGCTGGTTCCACGGCTTACCACTGATATTGTTTTTAGTCTAATAGAAATATGCTACACTAATTCCCTCCACCCAGCGATGAAGCATGATGCCATAGTTTACAGCACTACAAACTTACTGCTCAATTGGTGCATTTACGCCCACACCCTTACTGGTTGCTCAGGGCTTACGACATATTGCTCCCAATCATCTGGCAGGTCGCCTTGGTAATTAACATGCCAACCATCCAACACTACAGGCGGGGTGATCACGTCACCAGTCTCGGGGTCGTAGGTGCCACCAATAGAGATGGTGCCAACCACATCAATCGCATGGGTGTGGGTATAAGCAGCAAGCGTATCGTCAACAATGAACCCAGCCTCAGTGGCAGCAACAAGCCAGGTGTCAGCATCGGGGAATCGTAGGAAGT